ACGCACCGCCGCTGCGCGAGAGCAACAGCGTGACCTCCGCAGCCGGCCCCGTCACCGTCCGCAGCCCTTGCCGGTCGATAACGTAGCCGAGCCGCGTGCTGCCGGCCGGAAGCTCAACGGCCGGCGTGTCGTAGGTGCCGGGCGTCAGGCGACGGGACGGGACATTGACCAGTACGGTCATAACGCCCCCTCCCGGGTCTTAGGTGATCGACAGCGTGGCGGTGATCGTCCACGTGCCGCTGGCCTTCGTGCCCCACCCCGAGCCGCCGTTGGTCGAGCGGTTCAGGCAGACAGCGGACGTGTTCTGCTTGACCACCATTTCGGCCCACGCCTGATTCGCCTCGCCTGTCAGAAAATCCGATTGGAACAGGATATCCTTGCCGCTCATTTGCGGATATGAGGCGTTCATAGCCTTGTAGACCCCCGCCGTGATGATGTCGGTCTGCGCCGCCGCCGGTGCCGTGGTCGATGTGCCGACCCCGATGCGGGCGTTCGTATTGTCGAAGTGGTTGGCGACGTTGCCATAGACGAGTTTCCAAAGCTCGGTGATGCCGGTCGTCAGAAAGACGTTGTGCCCGCGCACCGTATCGAGAAGCTCGCTCTTGTCGTCGTTGAACTTGTCGACTTGGAAGATGCCTGTGGCAAGCCCGAGGCAGCCCTCGTCGATCAGTTCGCGCAGCTTTGCCGGTGAGGACGTGAGCGCCTCGGCGATGAACCGCATCCGGTCCAGCTTGATCGGGTCGATGTCGACGAAGCGCTCCGCCAGCACGGCGAGCGGCGGGATGATCAGCCCACCGTCGATCCCTTGAGCGTCGAGGTGCTTGACCACCACAGCGCTGTCCATTGCACGACCTGTTTCCATTTTTCGTCTCCCGCAGCCATTCGGCCGCTCCTAACGCCCGTTGATGATGACCCACAAAAAGCCGATGACCCCAAGCACCCCGCCGACGATTGTCGTGAGGTCTGCCAATTCCCGCGGCGAGAGGTCGCCCACTATTCCTCCTCCCCTTCCGCGGCCTTTTCCTTCTCGCCCTTTGCCTTGGCGTCCACCTCCGGTGGAGGAACCTCGTCCAACATCTCGCCATCCTCCGGTGCCGGCGGGAGGCTCGCCAGATCCCGCAGCCGGTTTTCAAGGTCGCGGTCCGGGAACATTTGCGCGCCCGCCCCGGTGAGCTTGGCGATGAATTCGCCGAGTTGCGTCAGGTCCGGACGCTCAAGATCGGAGACGGTCAGCAGCGGCATCACCTCGTAATCCATGCCGTTCAATTCCCACAGGCGGGTCATGAGGTGCCGATTTAGCGTCTCCGCAATGCTCCGTGAGAACGCTCCCACGGCGGTTGCGAACAGCGCCGTCTTGTCCGAGGACAGCGCGAACGAGCCGACCGCCTGCTGCCCCAAGAAAATGAAATCCGCCAGCACGGACGTGGCGATTGCCCGGTCGTAGCGCTCGACGATCCGCGACGTGTCGAACTGCCGCGAGCCGCCGGTGGACAACAGCTTGAAATCGAACAGCATGTTACCGGAAGCGTCGCGCTGCGACGGCAGAATGATCCCCTCGCTTTGGTCGCGCCGCACCTGCGTCACCAGACGCTTCCACGCGGCATACACGGCCTTGTCCTCCGGGGTGGCGTCCGCGGCAAAAAGGTGCCCCGGGATGTATGCCACTGGCAACCCGGTCAGGTCGCGCTCGACGCCAATCCCCTCGATTTCCTCCATGCGCTTTTTCAGATACCACGGGCGGTATGCCGTTCGCAACGCCGAGCGGCCTTCCGGATTGTTCCGGTTCTCCGTCGTGCGGAACAGGAGCATCTTCTCTATCGGGATGAACACCTGCGCCTTCGCCAGCGGCTGTTGCCACATCCCTACGATTGACTGATCCTCCGGGTCGATCTCCCAACGCGACAGGGAGGTCTGTGCCCGCAGTTCGATCTTCCTGATCCCGATCTTGCCGTCGTCATAGCGGCTGCGGGAGGACGGGTCTCCGGTATCCATGCCGCCGCGCCGCTTCCACACGATTTCCATCGGCGCGAACCCATAGACGAACATGGTGCAGACTTCGTCGACCACGGACCCGAACGGACGGCTCATGTCGCCGAGCACTTCCTCGACGAACTCTTTGGCGGCTTCGGCTTCGGGGGAATCGTCGACCGCCTGCACGGTCCACTCGGCTTGCCGGATCAGCATGGTGATGGCAAAAACGATTGCCCCGACAATCGGGTCGTTCTCGCTCATTTCGCGGTAGACGCGCATCCCGCGCTCGCCGCGTAGCTCCTTCAGGAACTCCTCGGAGATATAGCCGCCGTACTGGCGCAGCCCGGTGTCGCCGATGATCGAGGCGTCGTAGCGCGTGCGGGGCGCGGTTTTCTTCTGCTCAGGCATCGGCGTATTCCTCCTGATTACTCGTGGCACCGAGCCACGGCGATATTCTCGTGATCCCTTCCGGCGCCTTGGCGGAGACGGACGGGAGTACCTGCCTCAACTTCTCGTTCGCCAGCGCGAGCGCCACAACGCAGTCGTCGTGGTAGCCCTGCGGCGCGGAATAGCGCACCCCCGTGCGGGTGTACTCGTACTCGAAAAGCTCCAATTCCGCGACGATTGGGCCGTCCGGATACCAGATCCGGCCGCTTTGAATCGACGCGGCAAGCCCTTCCATGAGCTTCTGTTTGCTCGCTGCCGTGAAGTGGTAGCCCTCGAAAACACCCGGCCGCTTGGCTTGCAGTTCCTCGACGATTGGATCGCCCACCCCGGTTGAGTCGACCAGCGTAGGCGTGTGGCCCGTCAGGGAGAGCACCCGCTCGGTGGTGGTGGCCCACGGCACCCGCTGCCAGCGCTCGAATCCGCAGGTAGCGCCGTACCTGTCCAGCCCGAGGTCGACGGTCCAGTCCCGCGACTTCGCCAAGTCCAGCCCGGCCGCCACGGCGGGAAGCTCCGAAAGCGGGCGGATGCACGAGCGGATGTGCGCCAGACCGAACGGGTTCGAATCGTCGTCCGAGGCTTCCGCTAGGTACAGTTCGCGGAACACATGCTCCGGAAGTTGCTCCCGGGCATCCTCGATTTCCTCGGCGTCCAGCACCCCGCCCGCGACCGCGTCGTAGGCGGTCAGCTTGGCGTAGCTCATCCGCGGCGCACCGGCTTCGGCCTTGCGCGCCATGCGGTAGAACCAATTCCGCCGCCCCTTGACGTTGCCGATGATCCGCAGCGGGCCGCGGGTGGCCGTGATGACGGAACGCACCGCGTGCCACGATTCCTCGCGCACCCGGCTGGCTTCGTCGATTACTGCGGCATAGACGTCCTCGCCGTAGAGGTTGTCGGGCTTTTCCGCCGACTTGAACCAGATCACAGCCCCGTTCGGCAGCGTGATGGTCAGTTCCGTCTCGTTGGCACGGTACAGCCATTTCGGCAACCCGCGCTTCATCCGGCGGTACGCGATTTTTGCCTGCGGATAGACCGGGGCGACCCACCAATAGTTGCGCCCTTCCTGCCCCTGCACGGCGGCTTGCTCGAATAGCCACGCCATGCACGCGACCGTCTTGCCGGCTTTTGTCGACGCCTCGATCAGCGCATAGCGGGACCGCTCTCCGTGGACGTCTCGGCAGTCGAAGATGGCGTCGCGCTGCTTGGCATAGAGCCACGGTCGCTGATACTCAAAGGTCTTCGTCTGTTGGGTCGTCGCCGCCTGCATCCGGCCGGTCTCCGATCTTGAGCGTGAACCGCACCACGCCCGACGGGGTCTGAAGCTCCGCGGCCGCCTCCTGCTGCTGTTTCTTCTCGGGTGCGTCGCCCGTGCGCCAGTGCAGGCGGGAGCGCGCCCAGAACTCCGCCATGCGCGCCGCCTGCGGGTGGTTCGGGTCTTTGGCGATCTGGACGATATTCCGCACGATCAGCGCGTGGACCTTGGCCGCGCCGTTCTCCCAATCGTCTGAGTAATACTTGTGCAGGGTCGCCAGCGCAACGCCCGCGCCGCCATTGAGCAATGAGGCGGCCTGCGGCATCGTGAATCCGCACGCTGCCGAGAGGCGGACAATCGTCCGGTCCGCCTCGTTCGGGGCATAGGCGCGCCCGCGCCCGACCTTTTCCCCATAGGGCACCGGGGTCTTTTTCGCCCGGGGCACCGTCAGGAAACTATCATCCGGGTGATTCTTTTTGTTGCCTTTTAGCGCGCCCTGCGCCATAATGTGCGTGCTTACTCAGGGAGGACGATCATGGGATCTGGATTCTACGCTGCCGCGCCATTCGGGGTCACCCCCGAAATAGCACAACTGATCATGAACTTGGGGAAGCTCTCCGCCCCGCAAAAGCTAAAGCCTCACCGCCTTTGCCTGACTTCGGCCGCCGAGCAAGCGGTCGCCGCCGGAGAATTCCCTCCGCCGATCACCATCGGGTCCGCGACCAACCCGGGCTACCAAAAACGGGCGGCGCGCCTGCATGAACTGGCGCTTGCCGGGGATCT